CGAACTGGGCGACTACTGCACGCTGGGCAACGGCTGCAAGCTGGGCGACTACTGCACGCTGGGCGCCTGCTGCAAGCTGGGCCACGGCTGCAAGCTGGGCAACTTCTGCACGCTGGGCGACGACTGCGAGCTGGGCGACGACTGCGAGCTGGGCGTCTTCTGCAAGCTGGGCGACGACTGCGAGCTGGGCGACGACTGCGAGCTGGGCATCTTCTGCAAGCTGGGCGACCGATGCACGCTGGGCAACGACTGCAAGCTGGGCAAAAACATTTCGTTTGAATCCGGGCGCGTAAAAAACGGCGTATACCTCACCTGCGGCAATATCGGAAGCGCAAACCGTACGGCCTATTTTTATGCGGATGAAACCGGCAAGTTCTTCGTCCGTGCGGGCTGCTGGTTTTCGGACATGGACGAGTTTATCACCCGCGTCAAATCCGTACACGGCGGCACGGTGTATGAAACGCAGTATCTGGCCGCATGCGAATATGCCAAAGCCGCATTGCCCGCCATGCTGGAAAAAGAAAGGGCGCGCTGACATGGACAAGCTGATCTTCCCCGCCTACCTGCTGGGCATCCTGCTGATGCTCTCCGGCGCAGGTCAGGCCGACCTGTACGCCCTGGACCTGCCCGCCCTGACCCAGTGCCTGTACGGCCTTTTGCTGGTACTCTGCGGCGCGCTGCTCTCCATCCGAAAAGAAAGAAGGTGCCACCGTGGCAAATACCGCCTTCCCCGTCGCATTTGATCCCAAAACCCATACCTACACCGTCTCCGGCACGGTCTATCCCTCCGTCACCCAGATCATCCGGTTTTTGTCCTACGACAAGGCCGCCGCCGGCAGCCCGTACATCCGGGACGCCGCAGCCGCCCGGGGAACCGCCGTCCACCTGTATACCCAGTACATGGACAGCGATATCCCCTTTGACTACCCGCCCCAAATCTCCGGCTATCTGACCGCCTACGCCGCGTTCCTGCGCGACTATGGCCCCCAGTGGCTTGCCGTCGAACACCGCATCGCCAACACCGAGCTTCAGGCCGCCGGCACGCTCGACCGCTTCGGTTTCATGGACGGCAAATATGCCATCGTGGACATCAAGTCCACCGCCAGCCTCGACAAGGATTACGTCTCGGCGCAGCTGGCCGGGTATCACGCCATCTTAACCGACCCCGGCTGCATCACCCCCCTGCTGCGCGACCCGGAAAAGGAGGTGCGCCGCTACGCCCTGCAGCTGAAAAGCACCGGCGGCTACCGCCTTTACCGCGCCCACGAAAAAGGAAACCAGCTGTTCCACCACTGCTGGATGCTCAACCAACTCCGGGAGGAAGTCAACCATGCAAAATAACACCGAAATCATCCTGCACACCGGCGGCAAGATCGAACCCAAACGCGGCGACTACTTCTTCACCGCCCCAAACGGCAACGCTGTTCAACTCAAGCGCGACACCCATTTCGGCGTCCCGAAAATCCGCAGCAAGGACGGCTCCGAAAAGCCCGCGCTCAAAACCCCGATCCTCTATAAGGCGGGCGCTGAAAAGCTGATGATCGACTACGGCGTCCGGGCCGTCTATGACCTGATCGACCAGATCAGCGAACGGGGCAAAGATACCGCGTACTTTTCCTATATTTTCCGCTGCCGCCTGATCAAATTTGTCCCCGCCCTTGACCGCGATATGACCATCGCCGAGGGCTACGGCAGCGCCAATACCAACGAAAAAAACACCGGCTTTGCCTCCGCCTTTGACGTGGCGAACACAAAGCTGAAAATCGCCAAAAAGCGCGCCATGGTCGACGCCGTTTTATCCATGACCGGCCTTTCCGGCTGCTTTACCCAGGACATGGAGGACGAAGCTTTTATGGCCAAATCGGACGATATCGTAAAATTGGGCGATGACGACCCCATCACCCGCAGGCAGATCTCCCGGATCTTCGCCATCTGCGCCGATGCCGGGATCGGCAAAGAAGCCGCAAAAAAGCGCCTCAACACGTTTGGCTTTGCCTCCACAAAGGATATCACCCAGAAAGACTACGACGCCGTCTGTGACGCGCTGCGAAACGGAAAGGAGTATCCCGCCCATGCTGATAGAAACCAAGAGTAATCATTTCATGATTGCCGGCCCCATCCGCACCGAACCCCGGTACACCCTCACCCCCCAGAAAGAAACCCCGGTGTGTACCTTCGCCGTGTCGGCGCAGGGCCGGGACGCACCCCTTTGCAACCTCAAAGGCTTTTATGACCTTGCCATGGTCATGGCCGCCGCCAGCAAAGGCGACGCGTGCTTTGCCGTTGCAAGAAAAAGTGTCAATGAATCGGGCGGCAAAATCTACACCGACTATCTGGTCGAATTTGTGTCGATCGCCTCTGCAAGCGCCGCCGCAGGCGCCGCAGCCGTCCCAAATGCCGCCCCGCCCGCAAACACCCTCACTGGCGGCGCGCAGGATGCTTCAGACGAACCGCTGCCGTTTTAAGGACGGTGAGCGGCCATGCCGAACCGAATCCTGAAAGAATCCATTATTACAAGCAGAAGCGTAAACGCCCTGACCGACTTCCAATTCAGGCTATGGATCCACCTGATTGCAACGGCAGACGACTTTGGCCGGTTGCCTGCCAACCCCAAAACAATTCGGAACCTCTGCTTCCCATGCCGGGACGGGATCACCGTAAAGCAGATTGTTGACAGCATTTCTCAGCTGGCGAGGACTGGCATTATCCGCCAAGAAGGCGAATCGTTCCTTTACCTTACAGACCAGGTGACCATGGGCATTATCCGCAACGCGTGCGGGTCGTCTCCATGGCTGCCGGTGCAGAAAGGCAATCAGCAAGAACAGCTTGTATGGCCGATCACTCCGGAACCGGCAGACGCCGGCAAGGCTCCAAATAGCATCTGTATACCAGTTGACAGCAGCGAGACGCCTAAAAACGATTCCGCGCAACAGGCTTGTTTCGTGCACCCAAAAAACAAACCCGGAGAAACTCCGCAGGAGCAACCGCAAGAAATGTCAAACACACCGCAAAAAAAGTCACAAGAAGAGAAAGAGGAAATCGCCCCCTTTGATCCCCCCTTCCCTTCTCCCCCCACACCCCCCGTATTCTATCCCCCCTATAATCCCCCCAAAGGAGAAAGAGAAGAATCGTGTACACCGGGCGCGCAGGCGCATGTGAAAGGCGCCAGGTGGGACTACCCGGACGATTTTGAGCAGTTCTGGGCGCAGTACCCCAAAAAGACCGGCAAGGGCGCAGCCTATGCCGCATGGTGCAAACAACGCTTCACCGACCAGCAGCGCCAGCTTGTCATGGTCTCGCTTGCCCTGCACAAAGCCTCCTGCGACTGGACAAAGGACGGCGGACAGTACATCCCCAACCCCGCCACCTGGCTCAACCAGGCGCGTTTTCAGGACGAACCCCGCATGCAGGCGCCGCAAAAAGACGACAAACCGTCCTTCAACCCGTTTTACGATTACGTCAAAGCCCACGAAGGAGGCGACCCGTTTTGACCCGTCAGGAAACCGCAAGGCTGCTGTCCGTCTTAAAGGCCGCCTATCCCGCCTTTTACCGCGACATGTCCCGATCCGACATGGAAAGCGTGCTGGCGCTCTGGCAGGACTTCTTTTCGGACGACCCCTATCCCCTGTGCGCTGCGGCGGTCAAAGCCCTGATCGCGTCGGACGAAAAAGGCTACCCGCCCACCATCGGCCAGGTACAGGCCCAGCTGCGCAGGCTGTCCAACCCGACGCGCATGACCGAGGCCGAAGCATGGGCGCTGGTCAAATCCGCCATGCGCGACGCCCTCTACCACGCACCCCAGCGCTTTGACGCCCTGCCGCCGCCCGTCCGGCGCGCAGTCGGCTCTGCCGCTGTCCTGCGCCAGTGGGCGATGGACGATTCCTACGCACAGGCGCAATTTGCCCGTTCCTATCGCGATGCGACCGCGCAGTATGAATTTGTCGACCAGCTTCCGCAAAGCGTCAGAAACGCCCTTTTTGAAGCCCACAGCGCACAAGGAGGTCTTTTGCATGAGTGAGCAACGCCTTTTAGCCATTGACGCCGCCAAGCGCCACAACAAAAACGCCGGCGCAAGAGGGCTGGTCGCGCTGGTGCAGGGCGAAACCCTGTTCTTCTGCCCCTGCACCGCAGGCGGCGAACCCCAAAGAGGCCTGGGCTACCAGCTGTGCCAGGGCGCGCCCACGCCCCCCGACCCGGATCCGGCCTTCGGCGCATCGCTGGAACTGTGGCAATGGTCGGACTGGGACGACGCCCAGTACAGCCAAAGGCAGGTGGCGCACCCGTGACCGTCTACAGCCTCTGGATTCCCGGGCAGCCCGTCCCGAAGGGCCGCCCCAAATTCCGCGCGGCAGGCGCCTTTGTCCAGGCCTATACCCCCGCTGCCACCCGGAAAGCCGAAACCGCCCTTGCCCGCGCCTGGCAGGCGCAATACCCCGCGCTGCCCCCGCTGTCCGGGCCGCTGGAACTGTCCGTGATCGCCTGGATGCCCGTCCAGAAAGGCGCAAGCAAAAAGCGCCTCGCCCTCATCGGAGCGCAGGGCCAGTGGCACACCGTCAAGCCCGATGCGGACAACCTGCTCAAGCTTGTGCAGGACGCCTTAAACGGCGTCGCATACACTGACGACAACTGCGTCTGTGCTGTAAAATGCATGAAATGCTACGGCCTTTCCCCCGGTCTGACGCTCTGCCTGCGCGTCCTTGATGAAACCCCGAACCAGTACCTGGACGGCCTTGTCCAGCAAAAGAAAGAAGGCACAATCCCATGACCGCCGAAAAAACCTGCCCCACCTGTAAAAAAGTCTTTCTGACCGCCAAATCCACGAAAAAATACTGCTGCGACAAATGCCGCAACGCCGCAAAATACGCCAGCGCCAAAGCAAAAGCCTCTGGCGTCCCAAAGAAACCAGGCCCAAAGCCCATGCCGCTATTTTGCCCAAGGTGCGCCAAACCCATCTGGCACCCCAAATACGGCCAAACCCTGTGCGACGCCTGTACGCCGCCAAAACGCAGCCGCTCCAAACGCCCCCCGTCCCTGTCTGCCGTCGCCGCTTTAGCCCGCGCGCAGCACCTCACCTACGGCCAGTACATGGCGCGCATGCAGATGGGAGGCGGGCCATGAGCCGGTATACCGCAACAGGGAAGCCAGAAAAAAAATAAAACGCACAAAGGATTTCATCTATGAACAGCTTTGTGCGCAGCCTCCGCAAACCCAACCATGCGATTACAGGAAAGGAACGATCATCATGGGCGTATCCAATATGCGATCCAGAGAACAGCAGCTGGAACTGATCGAAAAAGTTGTCATGCTGTACAAAAACGGCGTCGGCGCAACCGAGATTCAAAAGCGGCTTGGCGCATTATACAACGCCGATTACAAAACCATTGCCAATATCATCTACCGTCACGCGAAAACGCAGTACGGAGAAGCGCCGGACAACGCCGCGTCCGACATGGAATCCCGCCGCGAGCAGGAAGCCCTTGCCGAGCTGGACGCGGACGCTGCCGAAGTCATCGCCAATCCCCCGGTCCGAAAGCCGGAGCAAAAGACCGCTGCGCCTGAAAAACCCGAAACAGCGGACGAAGAGCCCGACCTGACGGTTCTGATGCACACCCGGTCAAAAACCATCAAAATCCGCTGCGATCATCCGCTTTTGAAAGTCCAGATCGATGTGCAGGATCCCGCCGCCCTGCGCCATGTCGCACAAGATTTAACCCGCATTTTGTCCATGGCGGGAGGCGGGAACCCATGACCAACCGTCCCCTGCTTACCGCCGATGAGCGCGACGCCTACCGCACGCTGCTGGTCATGGCCGTGGTGCTCAAACAGGAAGCCCGCCATATTCAGGACAGGCTGTCGCAGGCCGGCAGAAAAGGCCTTTTTAACGCCGCCGCCAAACAGATTGAAAACGCCCTTGTCCAATCCCTCAAAGGCGTAGACCCCGACCATCTGGCCCTGCTGGAAGCCGGAACGCGCGGAAAATCCCTGCGCCTTGTCCCGTCCAGCGTCGCGGGCGCGGATAACGGCCACGCCTTATACGAGGTGCGCGCGGACGACCTGATGCGGCTGGTGGAGACGGCGCTCACAAGCAAGTGCGAATTTTGCATGCACGCCGATAACCTGCACGAAATGCGCACCTGCCCCCTGCGCAAAACGCTGGACGCCATGCCGATTATGCTGGGCAACGAATCGCTCGACCGTCCCTGCGTGTTCGCCCTTGCGCAGGCCGAGCTTGCACGAAAGGTGCCGCAAAAGCCAAAACCGACGCCAAAAAGGAGAAAGAAACGATGAGCGGCGACAACGTCAACCACCCGGCACACTACACGCAGGGCGGCATCGAGTGCATCGACGCCATCCGCGCGGCAACAACCGGTCTTAACGGGTTCGAAGGTTACATGACCGGCAACGCCATCAAATATCTGTGGCGCTGGAAACACAAAAACGGATCGGAAGATCTGGCAAAAGCGCAATGGTACATCGACTTGTTAAAAAAGGAGGCGAGCAAAAATGCTCAATGAACTTGCCAAACAGATCCACGAAATCGCCGTTGCCCACGGATGGTGGGAAAACGAGCGCCCATTCCCGGAAATCGTCGCCCTGTGCCACAGCGAACTGTCCGAAGCGCTGGAAGAATACCGTCACGGCCGCCCCATGTCTTATGTCCTGCATTTTGACGAAACCGAGGAAGCCTACATGCAGCCCGACATGACCCAATGGGATCCGCGCGACAAGCCGGAAGGCATCGCAATTGAAATGGCTGACTGCCTCATCCGCATTCTGGACTGGTGCGCCAAGGAAGGTATCGACATCGACACAATCACGCATAAGAAAATCACCTACAACCGCACAAGGCCGTACCGGCACGGCGGGAAAAAATGCTGAAAACAACAGGAGGTTTACCATGAAAAGAAATCATATCATTCTGTTCCTTGCCGTCGTTCTGGTATCAGTCATTCTATCCGGATGCTCAGAAGCAGACAAGGTAAACGCCAATCTCTCCAAAGAGGCAGATTATTTCGGCTGTGAAAGACGCATTACCGTATACAACGCCAGAACCGACAAGGTCATTCTTGAGGCGGAAGGGTACATGAGCCTGAGCAACAACTTGGATGACGAGTTGGTTGTCACGTTCAAGACAGGCCCCAGCGAATACAAGAAAAATTACATTTATCTGAATGATTACACATTGTATGTAGTCGAAGACATTTCAGGCACACATACAGACCCATACCATTATAAAATGTATTTCCACACGGAAATTTTACCGTCCGTGGAAGTCAGGCCGTAAACGTATGGAACAGGAGGGATGAAAAGGACGGTATTGGCAATGACTGAATGGATTAGCGTAAAGGACAGGCTGCCGGAAATAGATACAAAAGTAATTTGTAGATATGGGTTTGAAAAGGACGGAAAGCGCTCCAGAATGATGTTTACCGGATGTCTTGACTATTACGCTTATGATGCTGAACCGCATTTCCAACACGCATCATCTGGGTTATATGTTACCCACTGGATGCCTATCCCAGAACCGCCAAAGGAGGAATGAGACCATGACCCAAACCTACCGCGTGACGTGGACGGTATACGGCGTCCCGCACGCAAAAACCGTCAAAGGCCCGCTTTTGTCCATCCTGCGCAACCTGCAGGAAAGCGAAGAAAAGCTGGAAGCGTTTGAAATCACCAAACTTTTACCGGAAAGCGAGGACCCTGCCATTGACACTTGGGGAAATCCTTCTTCTTTGGGCCAATCATGACACGCTTTTAGCCCAGTACGAACAGACCATATCGTCCTGCAAACAGGCGCTCAAAGACCTGTACATCACCATTGGCAGCGCCAAAATCCAGGAAGCCCCCGCCACGTCCGGCAAAATCCCAACGCTGGACGGGGCAGCGGCGCATATCATCGAGGAAAAGGACAAATACCGCGAAATCCTGACCGTCACGTCCGATCAGCTGTACACCACCCTGTTCTTTTCGCAGCTCGTCAGCCGCGCCCTGTCTCCCGCACGACCGTTTGAGCGCGACCTGCTGTCCATGCGGCTGAAAACGAAAGACAGCTGGAAAACCATCGCGGCAGCCTTTGACGTCTCCCCGCGCAGCGCCCAGCGCATCTGCAAAAAGCTGCGGGATATGGCGGCGGCAGAGCTGAAAAGTCAGGATCTTATCTGAACAGAAAAACAGGCCATACCAGAAGGTACAGCCTGTTTTTTTATGCCTGCCTGAGACCGCCCTGCGCAACCGGCGTGCCTGTCAGCCACGCAATGCCGCTTTCGCTCACGCCCATCGCACGCAGAAAGCTTTCCTGCGCCGCCCGATCCATCGCCGCCAAAAGCGGAATCATGCCGTCCAGCCGCTTCGCCGCGCTTTGGGTCATGCCCAGCCGGGACGCGTAATCGCTCTGCCCCAAAACGGCGCTGCCGCCCCACGGGTTTCCCGTAAGCCCCCACCTTTTCATGAACGCCTGCGCCGCCGCCGGGTTTTTCGCCCTGCCGGAGCTGGACGACCGGGAAGCCCCGCCGGAATACCCGCCGGAACTGCGCCCGTTTGCGCCGGTCGATGCACCGTATCCGTCATAATAATACTTTCTATAATCGCTCTTGTACCCAAAACCTCCCTCTTGCGTCGGAGCCGTCCATATCCACGCAATTCCGCTTTCGCTCACGCCTGCTGATTTCAGATGCGCCATTCTCCGATCAATCCTGTTTTCCCCCTTAATCTGATACAGCGCATCAAACAATGTTCCTGCGCTCTCCGGCGTAATTTTCATGTTTCTGCTATAGCTTTCCTGTGCAGTAGCACGCTTTTCGTTATAAGCGCCGCTGCCGCCGGAAACCGTAAAATACGCATCGCCCGTATTGCGTGAATCTTTCGAATGGTCGATGGGTGCGCTGATCGAACCGTCCCCCGTCGTACCGCCGTCCGATCCATACGTCAAGTCCATGTTCCTATACATCGGCTCCCCGTCCGTGTCAGACCGCACAGTCAAAAACCATGCTATCTGCTCGTCCGTATACCCGGCATTCTCAAGTCCTTTGACGATGTTATACTTCTTGCTGCCGGATATCGTCCTGCCGTCTGCGTCTTTTACGCCCTGCGTGCCCGCCTCAATCTTCACCGCTCGAACAAACGCATCGGCATCCCATCCCGCTTCCACGCTTTCAATCAATCCATCCAGATGGTACTCCGATATCGCATCTTCGCCATTTAGGAATACCTTCATGTAGGTTTCAGGTGCAATTCCGGATTTCTGCGCACGTTCCATTTGGTCGATCAACCCCGTTGACCATCCTTCGGCGACAAACATCAAGCGCATTTGGTCATAATCCAACCCAAGCTTAAGATAGTCCGTCAGCGCTTCATTCCGCACAGAGCCCGAAACCGTTTTGCCGTCCGTATCCTGAATTCCTGTCGCTTCCCGTCCTGACAAAACAGCCTGTTTGGCCGTCTGAACGTCCATCCTGCCCTGCTTTACTGCTTCCAGAAGCGGCTGCATACTTTCCGTATCCGAGCTTAATGACAACCCCAGATCTTTTAAAAGATTTTCATGCTCCCGAATCTGCGAAAACGCTTCCTGATAAGTGGCGCCGCCCGAAACAAGCTGATCCAATCGCGTTTGCTGTGCATCCCGCAACGGCCAGCTGCCGCTTTCATAATACGCCCTTGCGCCGGCATTGGCGCTGGGGCCAAACAAAAGCGTCTGTACAATGTCCGTCGGATCCTGCGAAAGCGCATACTGCGCCTGAAGCGCGCCGTCTTTGGCATTATACCCTTCATGGTAGCCCTTGAGCAGATCCGCCGCGCCAAGCGCCGTCTTTTGCAGCTGATTGCCGCCGGGCACAAAGGTGCGCGCCGTCTGCTTGCCGATACCCTGTGCAAGCGCTGTCGCCTTGTCCTGCGCGTCCATATCGCTAAAAAGGATATCCCACGCCTGCGCAGCGCTTCCCACAAGCGCAATGCCCTGATTGATCACCGGCATAGACCCCTGTCCCTGCCGGGAACCCACCATCGGCACTTCCTCCCACAGCGGCGCCAGCAGCGCTTTTGCCACATCGGAAAGCCCTTCATATTCCTGCGCCGCCAGCCCGTCGCCGATCCGGATGTTGAAAAAGTCCCCCAGCGCCTGCGCAACCGTCCGCTGCGCCTCCTGCCCGGAAAGCCTCGCCTTCACATCGTCCCAGATCTGCATCAGTTCCTGACCCAACTTGTCCTCGTCATTGTCGTCTTCCAGCATCCCGGCGGCCTTTAACATTTCGGCAATGACGTGAATCGGCGAAAACGCCACCACATACCCCAGCGCGCTGCCCGTCGCCTCCCCGAAAACAGCCGTACCGACCGTAAAGCGCGCCATGGACGATACAATACGCGCCCGCTTCTGCGCGTCTGTCAAGTGCGTGTCCGCCCGGATCGCGTCCACCATGTCCCGCTGGCGCATCCACAGATCCCGGTAGCTTTCGCGCTTGTACTGCGTCAGCGGCCCAAGCGTTTTGCTTTCAAAGATCAGCGGGTTTTGCCCAAGCGACCGGCCGCCCATGACGGAATTGAGCCGTTCGTTCGTGTGCAGAACCGCCTCGCTTTCGCTGTATCCGTCCCGGATGGCCTGATTGTAATACGCCCTTGCCAGCGCCCGCGTCACCGGCGCGTCCACCAGCCCCATCAGGTCAAAATTTCCCGCCTTTTGCGCCGCCGCTTTGACTCCACGGTCATAGCCAAGGTCTGCCTGCGTCTGCGTCAGCCGGTTTTTGACAAAATCAAACTGGTCATAAAACGACAAATTGCCCGACAACGCATCCAGGGTGGACTGTACCAGCCCTTTTGTCATCGATACGCTCCCAAGGTCCCCCGCCTGGAAAAGCGGCGCAAGGTTGCTCACCGCGCTGCCGATATTGTATTTTACCATCGCCGCGCCCGTCATCCGCTTGATTCCCGCCATGAAATCCAGCGTTGCGCGGCCCACGGCCTTTTCCGCCACGCGGTCAATCGTGCTGGTTTTCCCCGCAACGATATTGGTGTACTCGTCCAGCCACGTCACAAACGGCGCGGCTGCGCCCGACTGGCCCCACGGCAGGGAAGCGGCCGCCGCCTGTTTTTCCGTGTCCGACAGTTCGTTGTTTTGCAATATGCGCAGATAATCGCCGCGCACCGTGTCCGACGCGTTTTCAAGCCGGATATTTGCGCCAAGCGCGCGCAGCATCTGGATATCCCCCGTATGGTACACCACATGCGACGCCGCCGGCGCATACTGGGCCAGCCCCGCCATGGAATCAAGATACCCCTCAAACCCCGTGCGGCTGTTCTGGAAATTGGGCATATACCGTCTGCCGGGCTTGAAATCCTCCGTGCGCCCGGCAATCTCAAGGGGCAGCGCCGAATCCGTCAGCCGCCCAAAAAGCGCCTGCGCCTGCCCCAAAATCCCGCTTTTCTGCTGCAGCTGCCGCCCCAGCGTATGCGGCCGGTATCCGGCAATATGCCCGATGGGGTCATACCCGCCAAGCACATACACGTCCGACGCGTCCTGCCAGGTCTTTTCGTAATACGCGTCCAGCTTTTCCTTTGCATTTAAAATCTTGTCCACAGAAAAATCATGCAGCGTCTCAACCGCCTGCGGGTTGATCCATCCGGCCCCGCAAAGCGCTACGATATCCTGCACCCGTTCATTGTCCGTCACCTGCCGCGCCTGCGCGTAAAGCGGTTCCATGGCCGTTTCGTACGCCCGCACCGCCGCGCCAACCTGCGGCGGCAGTTTTGCCGCATCCGTTTCCTGCATCGCGCTGCGCGCGTCCATGCCGGCCTTTTGGATGGCCTTCATCGCGCGGGCCGTTTCGCGCTGCATCCGCCTTGCAATCTCGGCAAGCCTGCGCGTATCCTGCGCCGTCAGATCCGCCCCTGCAATCCGCTGCAAGTCCGCAGCCGTCATAAGCGTTTGGTGATCCTGCCGCAGGCCCGTATCTGAAATCAGCTGTTCCAGCGCCGATTCCGCAGCGTTTAACCGCATCGATTCAAACTGTGAAAGCGTTTGGTTCAAATCCGTCACCCGCAGCGCCTCGTTCGCGTCCACCATGCCGACCGTCGCCCGGTGGAAATCCCGGGTTCTTTGCGTGTTGCCAAACGTGCGCAAAAACACCTCGTCGCTGTTGCGAAACCAGTTCCCCGCGCTTTTCATCGCGCTTGCCGGCGCAAAGCGCAGCCCGGAGGTCAGCTCCTTCGCCTTTTCCAGACGAGCGGAAGCAATCGCCCGGGCGTACGCGTCCGCCTGCTGCTTTGCCGTCCGGGCGTCGATCTGCATCTGAACCGCCGTCATGAACCGCCCGCCGTACTGGGACACGGCCAGAGCCGCGCTTTTCTGATCCCCCGGGTTTTTCACCAGCAGGTCAAACAATTCCCGCCCGGCATTGTCAAGCCCCAGCACAGATTTGATTTTCTGCGCGGAAATGCGCGCATCCCGCGCTTTTTCCTTTGCCGCCTTTACCGCATCGATCGTCTGCTGATAGGGCTGCTCGTGAATCCGCTGACGGAACTGCTCCGGCGTTTTCGCCCTGCCCTCCAAATCCGCGCTCTGCCAGCTTGCCGCCGTGTTCTGCACGGAAATATCCCCAGCCGTAAACGGCCGGTTCTGCGCATCATTTCCCCCGGTTTTGAGCATATTGGTATTGACAGCAGGTTCGGCAGATGCTAATCTGTTGTTGACGGAAATATCATCAGCCATCGACTGAGGCAATGACTGCCCATGCAAAAGAAGCTGATGGGCGTTTTCGTCATGGGCCGGAGTGGCTGCGTACCCGGTTTCGGACGTTACGTAGGGGGGCCGTTTGGCTGCATCTGCGAGACGGAAGGCTCCGGCCTTTTCATTTGGATTTTTGCTCATATACGCGCTGACGATATATGCCGTTTTACTTTTGGTATCCGGCACAGCTTCAACAACATAATAGGTTCCGTTAACCGCTTTTTCATATACAACCGATTGGGCACGTTTTGGACGTCCATTCGGTTTTATTGTTGTATAACCCTCTGCAGGACCTCCTTCCTTCATGCTGTCATAATTATCCAAAACATACTGGATTCGGGCGATATCGTGAATATCCCGCATGGATCGGTCTTGTATCCCCTTTTCCCCATGTCGTTTCAAAATATGCTCAATGGTTTTCCGTTCAATCGCCGTCTGGAATCCGGTTGTGTCAACCCCTGTCAATGCTTTAATATCCGCAGATGCGCGGTCAGACATCGGATTCAGATTATACTTTTCCCGATAGCTGACCTGATCGTTCATCACATCCAGAACATACTGAACCAGACCGTCATCCACGCTGCTGCGATACGCGTCAATGACCGCCTGCTGCACCGGCGTATGGTTTTCCGGATTTGTATTTACGACGGTGCTTTCATTTGTCTGCTCCTGCCCGCCAAGATATTTCTGCGGATCCAGCAGGATATCCACCATTGGATCTGTCTGCGCCTGCGGCTTTGCCGGCTCAAGCGCCTGCAAAAACGCCTCCGCGTCCGATGCAATCCGATCCTGTGCAGCCGGCGCAGCGTCCGGCGTATACGCCGGCGTTTTCCCCTCCTGCTTTGTCAAATCCAGCGCCCGATCCAGCATCGGCGTCACGCCACCTGCGCGCTGCGTCTGATCGTACGCGTTATCCAGCATCGGCGTGTTATATTGCATTTCCCCATGGTTTGGGTTTGTCCAATACGCGCCTGCGCCCATCGTTGCGCCGGACAAAAACGCCGCGCCCGCAGTCATACCCAGCTGCTTCGCATAATCCTTGCGCGCACGCGCCTGGGCCTGCTCGGGCGTGAATCCCTGCGCAAGATAATCCATATAGGCGCTGCGATACGAGCCCTCGTCCCCGCGAACCAGCTGATCGACCATCGTATTGGCAAGGTCGGTAGCGATCTCACCCGGAATCTCGTTCAATCCGTTTAAGATCGTCGACCGAAGCAGTGTCGACGCTTCGCTGGTATTGATATTGGCAAGCCTTTCCAGATCCAGCGATTCAAAAAGCGATTCAAATGCGGCGGATGCAGCCGCCATCACATACGCCTGATCCTGCGTCGCCCCGGATTCAAGCGCTTCCCGGAACGTGTCGGTACCAGCGCCAACGCCAAGAAGCGGGCCGCCTGCCTTGCCAAATCCGCCGGAAAGGGCGCTGTCGGCGATGCTGACGCCCGTATCGTAAAGGAATTCGCCCGCTTGTTTGGCAAAATCGTTTTCAATTCCGCCAAACAGCCCTTCCTTTGCGCCGGCATGCGACGCGCCTTTTACCACGTTTGGCGTAAACCATACAGAATTCGGGTCTGCGTCCTTGCCGGCAACCTTTGAACCCAGCATATATGCCGCGCCAAGCACGCGTGCAGGAGCACTCGCAACGCCCAATGCCGTCGCCGTAATCGGATGCTGCGCGGCATATTGGTACGTTTCCTGCGTTTCCCGCTGCACACGGCGCGCATTGGCGCGTTTTTCAATAAAATCATGATACGCCTGCGCCTTTTGCGCGTCCGTTTCAAGAAGCGCCAGATAGATCGCCAGTTCCGTATTCTCAACCGGGCCGTTAAATCCAAGCAGGTTGTGATCCATGACCCCCTGCACCGAAATGGCCTTTTCGTCCTGCGGCATCCTGGAACGCTCCAGTCCGTCCAGCGTACGGCTCTGTTCCAGCTGATATTTTGCAAGCGCGTCTTTCGCTATGGCAGAAAAATCAGGGTCGTCAAGATAAGCCAGCCATGCCTGTTCTTCTCTGGCGTCTTCAATGCCGCTGATCTGCGCCGCCACCTGCGCATAGCGCGAACGAACCTTGTCAAGATCTACGCTTCCGGCTGCAACGCCGGGCGTTTCTCCCGGAATTGCCAGTTCGTAATATCTTTCCAGATCTTTTAATCCCTGCGCTTCCTTTTTGAGCGCGTCGAGCTGTTCGTCCGTTGCCGTATCATACAGGATTGCATTTTCACGGTTCGTCTTTTCACCCAGCAAATACCCGGTAAGCGCCCGCGCGTCCTTCATCGTTTCCATAGCGGCCAAGGGACGGCTGCCGCCCGGAATTGTGTTCCATGCGCTGGGATAAGGCAAAATTCCCGTTTCGCCCAGCTGTTTTAAGGTTGCTTCCGACTTAACCTGTTCAGACTTCGTCTTAAGCGTATCATACAGCACAAGATCGCCTGAACCAATCGCGTCCAGACTCATATCCTCAAGCGTTCCGGCAATTTCATCCGCAGACGCGCCGCCGTTAAGCTGCTGGTACAGCTTTCGTTTCTGCGCGCTGCTCATGCCGGAAACAGGCGAATTCAAATATTGCTCGATGACTTCCGTTACCTGGCGATCTGCTGCGACATTTTTCGCCCGATCCGCCGCGCGCTGCGTATTGGCTCTGGCCGTATCGCTGGCAGATTCCATCGCAGCGGCATTTTTCGCCGCTTCCTGTGCGTCATTTTCCTTGACCTGCGCAATATTGCGCCCCAGCGCGAGCGCCGGATTTTCGCCCGTTTTGCGGCTCTCAAGCAATTCCCTGGGCGAAAGCAGCTTTGCCCCCTGCTTTTCCCCGCTTAAAACGGATACCGCGCTGCTGCGGCTTTGAATCGGCACAAACGCCGGTTCTTCCTCCTGCTGCGGCTCGTCTGATGAGATCTGTTCCTCAAGCGGCAGTTCCTGCTCCAAAACGGTTTCCACAGCGCTTGATGCCCCGGAAGACGCCGCAGGACTAGGCGTAGTGGGCGGCTTTTGCGGGGACGGCGCAGTGGGCGCAGTCGTGTTTTTGGCCGTGTTTGAAGTCGTCCCGCCGGGCGTGCCGCCCTTTGTCGCCGCTACGCCGGAGGTGTTGCCGGGCGCCGAGCCGGGCGCGCGCATCGCACCCATTCCGACTGCGGCCTTCTTCACCGCGCTGGTATTTTTCTGCTGAAGCGCACGGTTTTTCGCCCGGTCGTTTTTTCTGGCCTCGTTATCATAAATGGAACCCATAAATGCTCCTTTCAGTCGATTCCGGTCAAAGCCTGCTTTGACCGGAATCGCAGCGCGCTATGCGTTTTGCATGTTGAAAGCGTCAATTTCCCGCTGATACTGCTGTTCGTTGAGCTGCATCTGCAAATTGATCAGCGCTTCGGCCTGGCTTGCCGCCAGATCCGCCGCGTCGTACATCCCCTGCGCGCGCAGTGCGTTGATGTCCTGCGCAACCTGCTGGGTCGCCTGCTGGCGTGCAATCTGCACAGACAAAAGGTTCGACCGCAGCACGTTGTCCTGCGCCACGCGGCTGGTTTCGCTCATGCCGCTGGTAGGGCTTTGATACAACCCACCCGCAAGCCCCTGCGCAGCCAACGCTTCGTTGTTGCCGATTGCGGAAATGCGCGCATTGGCATATGCGTCCCGCGCCGCCTGATCGTACTGCTGCCCGATCAGCGCGTTTTGCCCGTCGTACATCCGCAGCATCTGTTCCAGCGCAGCCGCCCGGGCCTGTGCCTGCGCGTCGTACGCCTCCTTCATCGCGTCCACATACCCCTGATTGGTCGCGTTGAGTACGTTCCCGTCTGATCCCTGCTGGTCATGCTGCCCCCAGATATCCGCAGGCCGCGTCTGATTCCATTGGCTCCACCACGCCAGCGGGTTCCCGCCAGACCCGGAACCCGCCCCGGTGTTCTGATACGCCGTGCCGCCGCCCGTGCTCGTCTGTTCAAACGCGCCCTGTTCTTCCCGGTCGCGTGCCACGTCCTCATACCCCCACGTCGTGCCTACCTTGCCGCCCTGCAAATGCTCCGGCACCGGAACGCGATGGGAGGTCGTCGTTTGATTCGTTTGCGCCGTGCCACCGCTGGATGCAGGCAGAACGCCGGAACCGTTTGTGGGCCGGTTCAAATCCGCTACAGGGACATAGCCGCTCGGGTTACCATTATTAGAAGTCGTCCCACCGGGCGTGCCGCCCTGTGTCGCCGGTTTTCCGGAAGTGTTGCCGGGCGCCCCGCCGGGCGCGCGCATCGCCCCCATTCCGACTGCGGCTTTTTTGTCATCAACATCGTAAATGGAACTCATCCTTGCTCCTTTCAGTCGCTTTCGCATGCACGCCGCGCGTTTTAAGCTTCCGCAGGGGCGGCGTGTACGCCCCTGCGGTATGCAAAGCCGACAGGCTTTGTTTCCGCTCCCTTTTCCAAGCGTCGGCATCGGCGCGCCGGAAAAGGGGTAAACCCGGTCAAAGCCTGCTTTGACCGGAAGCGCAGCGCACTAATAAACATCCTCAACCACCGCCAAATACGGCTTTGCATACTGCGCCGCGCGCTGGCTGTATTCGGCGTTGAAATAGCTGGCCATGGTCGTGTCGTCCTCCAGCATCAGCTTTGCCGCAAGCCCATAGGGCAAAACCGACGTGCAGATCTTATCCTCCAGCGGCACATCCGCGCTCATCTGCCCAAACGGCGGGACGGACAAAACCGGATCCCTGCCCGCCCTTTGCGCAATGGAATTGCTCACGTCCAAAACCTCGTTTGCCATCACCCCAAGCATCCCGAGGATCGTCGAATCCTCATAATCCGCGTCGTCCTTCGTCATGTTCATCAGCGCCAGCGCATACTCATATATTTTCTGACAGGTCAATTTCATCCCCCATTTTAAAAAAGGGCGGCGCAAAAGCCGCCCCTGGATCATTTAGGAATTCGCCTTTTCCGCAACGTCGCTGGTCAGGCTGCCGGCCTTATAGGCAACCGCCTTGATCGTCTCGCCCGCTGCCATCGTAACGGCGGACGCGTACACCTGCGCGCTGTCGGAGTACCGCGGATCGGAACCGTCGAGCGTATAGAGGATCTTGTCCGCGCCCGTGCTGGCAACGGTCGCGCTGTTAGACGAAATCGTAATGGTCGGCGCCGCCTGCTTGCTGCCGGATGCGCCGCTGACATAGATGCCGTCCGCCTTTGCGCCCAGCACGAAAGCGTCCCACATGAAACGCCCTTCCAGCAGATCGCCGTTCAGACCGGGAGGATCCTTGTGGATCTTGGTGTCGTTGAGCTTCCACGGCGCGGTAAAACTCTTGTTCAGCACGATCATGAAGTTGACGTTATCCGCAACGTAGCTGTCGGGGATCTTGACCACACGGCAGTTCATGAATTCGCCCACCTGACCCTTCACCAGGCTGGTCTTGCCCAGATGGTCGTTGCCGATAAACTCGGGAGACAGGCGCAGCATGTTGTACTTGGTCGACGGGATCAGAATGATCCGGCCGGTCTGCGGCACAAACTTGTTGTCCTGCGCGGTCAGCGCGCCCGCAATCGTTTCGGCGATATTGCTCTTGGTAAGCGCCGCGGAAGCCGCCGCAGAAAGGCCGGCGTTCACAACCAGCTTACCCAGCACATACTTGTCGTACTCCGGAATGACCCGCTCGTCGATCTGCAAACGCAGCATGCGCGCCGCGCCCTTGATGTTGAGCTGTTCCATGTTGTTGCCCTTGTCAATGGTCAGCGCAAAACCCTTGTCCTGCGTCATGGTCAGCTCCTGCAGGGTATCCTGCATTTCCACAGGGGTACCGTAGCGGTTTGCGCCGCTGCGGGTGTAATCACCCAGCGGGATCGTTACGGGCGTATAAATCTTGACGGTTTTCACGCCCTCAAACGAATAATCGTTGTTGCCCATGCCCTTCATGATGGATGCCTGGGTAAAATAGGTCAGAATTTTGTCACTGTATTTGGCTGCAAGGTTAATTGCCATTTATTGCTCCTTTCGATTTCAGCCTTTCATGAAGGCTTCCCATACTTCGTCTACTTCTTCCCTGGGCGGCGCGCTTTGCGCGACAGAACCAACCGCTTTTGCGGCGTTCGCCTTCCCGCTCTCCTGCGCGGCAAGCTGCGCTTTGAGCTGGTCGATCTGCGCCTGCAACGCTTTGTTCTGATGCGCCGTGTACGCGCTTTCCATGTCCTGCCCCCTGGAAACAGCTTCCAAAACCTCCCGGGGCACGTCCTTCGGGTTTAAATCCGCATGCCGGGTGAAAAATTCCCGCAGCATCTGCTGGCGCGAAATCTGCGCCTGCTGGCTGCTGATCTGGTCTTTGAGCCGGCTCAGCTCCGCCTGCGCTTTTTGCTGCTCCTTTCTCGCCGCAAGCACCTGCGCCGCCGCCTGCTCCGTCATGCCCTGCGCGGTCAGGTCGCGAATCTGCTTTTGCTCCATCGCCCCTTCCACCTCGGCCATGTACTGCTCCGGCGTCTTGCCGCTGGCCCCGGCCAGCCTGTTTAAAAACGCGCGTTCCGGGACATGCGCCAGCGCATGGTCATAGTTCATGCCCTTTTGAATCAGGGTCACGGCTTGATCCATCGGCACGTCCACGTCCTGCCCGTTATAGCGCACCCGAACCGTCTGCGCCTGCTGCGGCTGCTCCGGCGGCGTTTCAGATTCCAAAGGCGCTTGCGTCTCCTGCTGCTGTGCGGCCTCTTCGACCGGTTCTGCCTGCTCCTGGCGCTGCGGCTCCTGCTGATCCGTGGTTTCCGGATCAAACATGTCCTCGCCTGCCCAGAAATCGTCCTGTTCCATTGCCTGCTCCATGCCCGGACTGGTTTGCTCCTGCATGCTGTCGCTCCTTTCAGTCGCTTCCGGTCAAAACAGGTTTTCATCCGTTTGACGGCAAAGCCGTCAAGCCGGGAGTTAAGCCTGTATGACCTTATTGTAAACGGCTGGTTTTGCCGTTTGCCTTATGATTTCACACGCTGCCACGCCAAAGCGCAGGGCTTCAATCGGCTTGCGCGGCGTGTACGCGCAAACGGATATGAACCCGCAAGGGTTCGTTTCCGCTATCCGAACAAGTGTCGGCATCGGCGCGCCGTTCGGATGCTCCTCGCGGCAGGCCTGCCTGTCCGCGAACGCGCCAGCGTCTGGTTTTGCCGTTTGTTTCTGTTAATTGATTACATGCTCAATGGTTCTGCGTCTCGCCCTGCGAACGTTTTTTGCCGTTGTTTTGGGCTTTTGCAATGCCGCCTTGACCGCCGCCCTGAAATAATCCATGCCGTAGCGGTCGCCAAACAGGGTAAACCAGTGCAGCACGTCGGCGTGATTGGTCGCCCGCTCAATGGCGAACAGTTCCGCGTGGCAAAGCACATGCTCCGGCATGATGCCTACTTCCCGGCACATGTATGCCGCGCAGTCCACTGCGTTTGCCCACCGCTTTTCAAAATCGGCCAGCACCCGCGCGTCCTTTGGGTTGTACTGCTCTAAATCGATCCGCGTGTGCGCGTCGTCGGCGTACCGGATAAACGGCGGTTCGCAGATCTCAAAGCCGACACAAAGCCCGTTGCCCTTGCTGCCCACATGCCATCCCTTATAATCCAGCGGCAGGGTCAGCGTCCATCCCTCGTCGTCCACCATCGCGTGACAGCTCAGCTTGACGCCCGGATTGTTCCATGCATTAAACAGCACCGTCCGATTCGTCACCCCCGACCCCGTGGAATGCACTGCCACGTATACCGGCCGGATGCGCTGTGGGTTGGTATATGTCCTGTTTTTTTCCAGATACCGGATTTCCATATTTCCCCTCCATGATTCGAAGCAATCCGCTGACCACCAGCTCGCACGGCACGGCCAGCGAAAAACCGTATGCCATCGCGTCCGGGATCCACTGGTACATAAACGCCAGTACGAACAGCGCGATATTCCCCGCCACCGTCAGCCCCAGTACGCCCAGCACCATCCGTTTTAAGAATCTCATTTTTTCAAGTCGTATACGGCTGCCTCAATCGCCGCGTCAATCGTGTCCTCGTCAAACACGATCCCACGTTCTTCCAGCCAGCGCACCACGTACTTTTTCTTCTCCGCGCCGTTTCCGGCTGCGAAAATCTGTTCCGCTGCGGCGACCGCAATCTTCACCCACGCGCCCAGCTGCTCCTGCTGCGCCGTCGTGGTCTTTGCCTTCACCCACGGCACCAGCACACTGGTCACCAACGCGCCACACAGGGCAATCAACGCCAAAATAATCTGCGTTACATCAAACGTCATGACCTATTCCTCCCAATGCTCATGATGCAGTTCGTCGATCCGGTGATGCGCGCTTTTCAGGCTTGATTCCACCTTCACCATCCGCTCCACCAGCCCGTTATGCTTGTCCTGCTTTTTCTCGATCTGATCCAGCCGCTGGTCGATCAGCGCCACGGTCTTATCCATCTGCCGCTGCGTTTCCCCGCGCGAACGCGACGAGATCACCAGCTGCGCCCCGACCGTCGCCCCCGCTGTAATGAGCGCCACCAGCACCGCCTCTGTCATGCCGTTCCCTCCGTCCATCCGTACACGCCGGGTTCCCATACGTTATAATCGATCGTGCATTGCCATATTTTGCCGTTATGGGTCACCTGATCCCCCGTCCGGTATGGATTGGTGCTATCGGGTTGTTCCCATGGCGGGATCTGCTGCGGATCTTCAACGAGCACTTTTGCCCATAAACTCGGCGCAGCCGCCGGCGTCCAGCTTACCTGCGCGTCATGCCCCTGCAAACACCGGTATAACACGCCTTCATAGCGCACCCGCTGACCCGCCCCGTAACTTTCCTGCGCCGACCAGCACGCAAACAGCTGCTTGCCCTGCAGCGCATCTGCATCGGACAGATACGCAGCCCCCTTTTCAATCAGCGCCCGAAGCGCCAACGCCTCCTGCCTGGTCATACCGTCTCCTCCCCCATCAAAATCGCCAATGCCTGCGCATCGCTGATCTGATCCGTCTGCGGCGGCATCCGGCTGATGATCTGTTCCACTTGTTCCCGATATGGCTGCGCAACCTGCTCAATCGTCAGCGCTCCGGATAAAACCTGATCCAAATACGCCGATACCTGCGCGATCCGCTGTGCCAGCGCGTCGTATTCCTGCTGCGAAATCGCTTCGCCCTGACCCGTGCCTTTGCCGATATGGTTTAAAACGCCGTCCACGTACACCGCATAATAATGCATCATCAGAAAATGACCGCCTTCCATGTATGATTTCTATAGCTTTTTACGCTGCCGGAAACCTGCGTGTCGTTAAACGTGCTGGCGCCATAAGGCATGCTGTCCGCTGCGCCGTTGGCGACATATTTGCCGGCGGCGGAATCCCATTTCCCGTATATGGCGTACCCCGCGGCATAAATCGTAAAGATGACGCAATTGCTCTGAGAACCGCTGGGAATCCCTGCGCCAAAGGTTTCGTCAAACAGGAGGAACGCGTCCGGCGTTTTCCCAAGGCCATGGGTAAACGCATAGGAAAGCGTGCTTGAATCCGTGGCAACCGTAACCTCCGCCTCGTATACCGGCGCTTCCGTGCTGATCCCGCCAATGGCCTGAGCCATCGCGCCCGGCAGCAAAAGCGCCGCATCGCCCGTTTTTTCGCGAATCGCGTTTGCTATGGCTGTAAGCGTGCTATGGCCAATCCACCCTTTTTCCGCCATTAAAACATCACCGCCTCATAATCCGCCACCGCCGCAATTTGATCTGCAATATATTGTTTCAGCTCCGCCCCAATCGGATGTACATGATCTGATCTCGCGACCTCTACGGACGCACCCGCGCTGCCCGTATCCGACGGCGCCGCCGGAATGCCCGTCCCAAAATTCCGGTTGTGCGCCGTGTTTTTCGTCTCGGCCTGCAATGCGCCGTTTTCCCCCGTCACCACCACGCGCCCCGAAGACGCGCCGATTTTGCCGTCGGACGTCAGGCTCCCATGGGTATGGCCGCCGTTGAGCTTGCCCTGCACCGCCGCCGTCAGCTTGCTTTCCCCGACCTGCCCGTCGCCGATCTTCTCCCCCGTCAGGCTCCCGTCCGGGATCGTCCCGGTCACCGCCGCGTCCAGCATGTCCTTCAGCGCCGCAATCGCCGCCTGCACCGTATCGGCGTTGATCCCGTCCCCCGCGCTGTATCCGATCTGATCCGCCGCCGTCGCCGCTTTCAGCTCGTCCACCAGCGCGTTAAACGCCTCCATGATCTGCGTGGGGTTTGCGTCAAAATACGCCTTGAGCCAATCCGCCTGCCCCGTCACCCGGTCCGGCAAGCTGGCAATCAGACTATTTAACTGCTCAATCTTTGTAAAAGCCATACATAAATGCTCCTTTCAGTCGTTTTTCGCGGACAAGCAGGCTTGCCGCGAACGCGTCAGCGTGTTTTTCTGGCGTACCGATAGGTGATCTCAATCCCCAAAAGCCCCATCTGCGTACCCAGCGCGTCGTTTTGCACCTTCACCTGGAACACCTCCGCCCGCCGTTCCTTGCGCCTTGTCCGCTCCGTAATCGGCGTGGTCGAACAGAAAAACGACAAATCCCCAAAGTTCATCTGGTTAAAGTCAAACAGCGACAGGCTCCCTTCCCGCATCAGCGTCCAGTCCCGCCGGTCCGACCGGTAAAACACCTGATACTGTGCCTGCGAATACGGCATCAGCATGTAGCTGACGTCCCGCACGGTCTTGTTGCGGTACAGGCTGTTTAAGCTCTGCATCGGCGTTGTCCACCAGCAGGAAAACGCTTCCCCCGCGTCGGTCAGACAATCCACCTCGTCCAAAAGCCCCAGCCTGCACACCGCGCCCGTTTCCGTCCCGAACCACAGCCGCCCTTCCAGCGCAAGCATCGCCGTGGGCGCAAACCCTTCCCAGTAATACCATTCATACGCAACCGCGCCGCCCTCGTCCTCATACGCCTGCGCCCCGTCGGCCACATACACATGCCCGCCGCAGGACAGATAATATTTGTTCCCGACCACCGCCGCGCACGCGTTTTCGTCCGCGTCCATTTTCAGCTTCCGGTTGATCAGCTGCGACCGGTTCTGCACGCTGCGCTGCTGGCTCACCGCCGTCCCCGCCACGGCGCACACCCCTGCGTCCGACAAAAACAGCGGCGAATCCCCCAGCACCGCAAACGTGTCCCGCGACAGCGCGCCCATGCCGACCGCGCCCTGCGCCACGGCGTACACCGGCCGGCTGTTTTCGTCCAGCGCAAACGTCCGCAGCCACTGCGTCGCGTCCTGACCGTTGCCCTCCTTGATCACGATCTGGGTATCGTACTGCCTGGCATACCCCATGATCGCGCTGGTGTCCGCGCCGATCTTCGTGTATCCCGTGTCCGGGAAATAGGTGGGGTCATACAGTCCGCTTTGCCAGTCCACGTTGGGCGCATCCGGATTGCCCGACAGAAACACGCGCGTGTCATTGTTGCCGCCAAACAGCCCGCACACCCGGCATTTGTCAATCACACCCCGCTGATCCGCCCCCGCCGTAAACGTCACCACTACGTTATCCACACCGCCCGCGTCCTGCGGTGCGGTTTGAAACGAAACCACACCGCTCGCCAAATCCACGCTGTATGCCGTGGACGGCGCAGCCTGCCCGTCCACCGACACCGCGTCCACGCTGGCAACCGGGGAAAAGTCCAGCTGAAATTCCCGGCTCGTCCCGTCCGCGGCAAAGCTGTTTTTGCGCTTCCGGGTCAAAAGGTTCACCGCTTCAAACGCCGTCCCCGCGCCTGCCGGCGTCCTGGCAATGCTCGTTGTCGGCACAAACGCGCCGTCGCTTACCGGCTGCACCGCAGCCGTCCCGTCCGCATCCACCGCCGCGCACAAATAGGCGTTCCCGTCCAGAAGATACAGCTTCCCGCCCATCACGAACGACCGGGACGCGTTTTGCGCCATCTGCGTGTACACCGGGACGGGCGTCTGCGCCGTTTCATCCTGCACATACAGGTTCCCCCCGGCATGCACAAACAGCGTGACCCCCTCCTGCGTCACCAGCCGGTGCAGCCCGTAAATCCTTGCGCCGTACTGCCCAAAAACCCTGTACCCGGGCCGCTTGACCGGAAAAAACTTCTCGTTTGCAATCATGTTGCACGCATCCGGCGACCGGTGCGCCGCCACCTGCGTCGGCACCGACGTGAAATCCACCCCGCCAAAACGTCTGAAATTGCTTTTATATTCCTTTACGTCCGTTACGGGGATATCAGCCATAAACGCTCCTTTCAGTCGCTTTTCGCGGACAAGCAGGCTTGCCGCGAGGAACATCCCGTCTGCGCGCCAAGCCTGACGCTGGACGGGATACCGGAAGCGAACCCCGCGGGTTCGCAGCCCAAACGCGCGTACACGCCGCGCGTTTTGAAGCTTCCGGAGGGGCGGCGTGTACGCCCCTGCGGTATGCAAAGCCGACAGGCTTTGTTTCCGCTCCCTTTTCCAAGCGTCGAAATCGGCGCGCTGGAAAAGGGGTAGACCCGATCAAAGCCTGCTTTGATCGGCAGGCGCAGCCATCTGCGCCTGCATTTCCTGCTGCATCTTTAACTGCTGGTTGTATTCCAGCACCTTCTTTTTGTTTTTCAGGTAGTTATCCGGGATCGTTTCAATGTACGTCACACCGTCCACCAAACCGTTGGCCAGCAGGTTATCCGCCGTCTGCACCTGCGTCAATTCCGACCAGTACGCGCTTGCGCCCACATTGACGGTCGTCATTTTATACGCATGGACAAACTGCGAAAAATCCACCTGTGCATATGCCTGCATGCCGGTTCCGGTATCCGGGGTCGGTAAATACCGCACACCGTAATAATTTCGGATCATATCCACCATGATCCGCACCGCGTCCTCCACAAACTGGTAATAGCTTTTGCGCTGCAATTCCAGCGGCGCGGCCGCCGCTTTCTGGATCGCAATGATCAATTTGTTATCGCACGGGCTTTTTATCCCATGCTTCTTACAGTTTCCCGTAAGTTCAGCATATCTTTTCGTCCGCTCTGGACGTGGAGTCTCGTGGCAGGATTATATCTTTTCACCTGCTATGCGTTGCGGCTGGACTGCCTTTGGCAGCCCTTCACCTCTGATTAGCGTGCAGGTTTCGGAGTGCAGAATTTTCAGAAAGCGTGATCCATCTGCAATTCCCAGGCTCATAATTGCCATCAGGATCAATCCGGTCTATGCTCAGCATCTGGGCGCGCGGCGTTTCAATGTCCTGGTCACAATACCCGTTTGCATATGCCCAATCACGAAATGCCGCATAGTCATGCCATACGCTGCATACGGCAATCCCGCGTGCGCCATACCGTGCATACCGGCTGTTGCTCGGCGTCTCACATCTTTTCAGCATGTTCCACCAAATGCTGTACAGTCGCTCAATACCGCCGCTTTTTCCGCCATGCTTGTATGTGGGGTTCTCTCTTCCCTTCAGAGCAGGCGGAACGTGCGTACTGGCAATTTCCGTTCGCAAACAACCGCACGATTTTTTGCTCCCGCTATTGAGCTGGTAAGCATATGAAAGGGTCGTAAGGCCGCAATCGCATCTGCACAGCCACTGCGCATGATGTTTTTTCATGCCATAGAAACCGACCACAGTCAATCGCCCAAACCGCTTTCCAACAATATCCTCGCGCTTTCTCATAAAGCGTCCCCCTTTACCTGTTTAGCCTTCCAGTTTTTTACTCCAATTTTTCAAGCACATTCCTGTGCAAGGTGCCACATTGCTCTAGCACTTGTATTTTCCGGCCGTACATTGCCCAGCGCCGCGTCCGACGCCCCCATCGTGTCTTTCGTCAGCGCCATCAGCGAATCGATCAGCTGCTGGATCTGGGGCGAAATCGCCGCGCCCTGCAAAACCCGCGCCACCGCGACGTTCGGGTCGCCAATGGTCGCAATGGCCTCCCCGACCCGGTTGTTCCACCGCTCAATCTTCGTCGCGTCGTATACGATCTTTGGGAACGCCATGTCCTTTACGCCCTTGATCAGCATCGCCTGCAATTTGTTGATCGCAATCTGGTTGGGGATCACGCTGGTGACAATGGACTGCCCATGGCAGCTGTTTTTCACCTTGTCCCACGAAAAATACGCCACCGGGTACAGCTTCAGCCCCGTGTCCCACGGCTTTTTCACCCAGGCGCCGCCGGCCGTTTTACAGCACCAGATGCTGTCCGTGTCCGCGTCGCGCCACAGCCGGACAATCAGCGTGACGCGCCCGGTGTCGTTTATATTTTCCATGTTCGGCTGCTGGGTATCGTCGCTGTCCTCGCGGATCTCGTCGGGCTGGCCGCCATTTTGCTTTGCTTCCCGTTTTACCTGCTCTGCCAACCGCCTGGACGGCAGCAGGATATAAGGCTGCTGCTGCACGTCCCACACCGCCGGGTTGCCAAAGATCACCCGCGTGTTGTCCACGACTTCGCAGGCAATCTCGCCCTTATACATGCCGTCGCCCTGCGCCGTATCGTCCCAGTACCAGTACCCGCACGCATCCCCGTCAACCGCCGCGTCCCGGATCCAATCGCGGCTCATTGTGGTAAACGCTGTGCGCTCAATCACATGCTCGATCTCCCGGTTGAAATAATCCAGCACGAAATCCGCGATCGGTTCCGTTGCGTTTGGATAATTGCGGATCTCTGCCGCAACGTCGTCCGAAACAATCTGGGAAATCGCGTACGTCACAATACGCCGAATGATGTTATTGACCGGTTTTTCAAGATCCGGCGCATTCACGCCCTCCCATTGACGGCCAAGGAAAAAGTTTTCGTTCTGCTTGACCGTATCGTACAGACCAATGCGCTGTTTATACGCGCATCCGCTTTCATACTCGGCCCGGATCTGCGCAAGCTCCGGCAGCTTTTGTTTTTCAGCCATCCTCGTCCTCCAGCTCCCTGCGGTACGTCTGCGCATTGTAGTTCATCAGGCTTTCCCACTGCTCCGCCTTGCGCACCTCCTCACGGATCCGGCGCACCGTTTCCTCGTCCGGCTGCTTGTCAGGCGGCGTCTCCCCCTTACCCCTGCGCTTTAAAAAATCTGCCAGCTTGTCGCCTGTAAGCACCAAATCAGCGCCAATGAGCACCAGCAGCAGCGCTGTGACCACGTATTGCATGACCTCTACCATCAATTCTGCCTCCCTCATACTCCGTATGCTAAAAAATCGCCGTATTCCTTCATCGGTTCTTCTTTCGTTTCCCCCTGCGCGCCCATCGTCCAGTACACGCAAAACCCGCGCAATGCGTCCGGCGCATGCGTCAGTTCGTGCGGTTCGCGCGCGACGTCGTTGACTTTTTTCTCGTCGTGCCTCAGCTGCGGCAGCGTGCGCAAAAGGTTATTGCAGTTTCGGAAAATTTTCAGCTGCGCACAGGGGATGCCATCAGGCCCTTCCTTTACCCGCAGCCATTCATGCACCGCCATCCATCCGGCTTCCCGGTTGTTGCTGGTTTTGATCATGGGAATCCCGTAGCGCAAAAACCAGTCCGCGACCGATTTGCCCGTCTCCTGTCTGCGGTTCCACAGATCCGGCGGCGCAAGCGTTGCGGTGATCCCTTCGTCCGTATGCGTCAAAATCTCCCGCGCCGCGTGATAGATCGTCAGGTTCGGCTTATACACCTCGCGAAAGACGTATCCCTGCTTCTGGTCGTCTACCGCGATCCATAAACACGCCAGCATGTCCAAACCGTAGTCCAGCGCACGATAGACGCGCCAGTGCTTCGGAATCTCAAACGGCTCAATCACATGCGCCTTCGGGTCAAATTCCAAAAAGTATTTGCCCTCAAACACGTTCCAGTCCCCGTCCAGCCACGCTTTGCGGATGTTCTCCGGCAAACTGCGCAGGTTATTCAAATAGAACGGGTCTTTTTTCATCAGCGCCTGATTGTCATATACAGACGCAGGAATAAATTCATAATCGTCCGGCGTTTCGTTTTCCTTAAACTGCCTGTCCACAAACAACCGTTTGAACCATTCGTGCCCCACGCCGCCGGGGTTTGCCGTCAGGTAGATGCGTTTGGGGAAATCGTTCGCGCCGCGCACGCAGGCTTTGAATGCGTCAAACTGAAACTCCGTCAGCTGCGTCGCTTCGTCGATGAAAACCACGTCAATGCTCTGGCCCTGGTATTGCAATACGTCGTCTTCCGTATCGCAGTACCCAAACCGAATACGGCTGGAATTGTCAAACGTAAACGCGCGCTCGTCGCTGTTGTACTTCACGCCGGTTGCCTTGCCAATCAGGCCGCGCATTTCAAGAATATGGTTTTCGCGCAGTTCCGGGAATGTCCGGCGCACGATCAGAATCTTGATGCCGGAATATTCTACCGCCAATTTGATCGCCAGCCGCTGCACCGCCCAGCTTTTTCCCCCGCCGCGCGCCCCGCCATAGGCGACAAATCGCTTCGTAGCCTCAAAAAAAAGCTGCTGCTTTGGCTGCGGATCGCCAATGTAAATCTTCGTTCCCCGCACCTCCTTCCCGTTTATGTTGTGAATTTCCCCGTCCGGGAGTCCCTGTAAGTAACAAATACCCCCGAAAGGGTTGGCGCGACAGCTCCCATCCCACCGCTTTCACAACTTCAGCGCCAAGCCCACATGTCCTGATATTTTCCTGCACCTCCCCTTGCAGGGTGATGGTCCCCCGTCATGGGGGATTGGTTTTTATACACAGAAGCATACGCACGCAAAGACACTCTCCCTCTTTTCCCCTACTGCGTGCGTAAACCCCTGCGCAGGGTCGCACCGGGGGGTCTGTCCCCCGCCGTCATGCCCTGCCACCGGCGCGGCGTATTCTTCCTGCGACGCCTCATCGCACTACCGCGCGCCCCGCATGCCCGGGCTACTGCTCCCCCGGCGGATTGCTCAGGATGAACTCCACCCGGTTATCCGCGTTCATGTCGATCTCCTGCTTTGGCCTGCCGTACACGCGCTCAATGATGTTCGTCGCCGCCTGCAGCGCCACCCGGTCGTCCGGGCTGTTCATCAACTCCACCAGCCGATTCACCGCCGCTTCCACGCCGCCCGCGCCGATCATCTCGGACACCTGCCGTCGCACCTCGCCCCGCCGCAGCGCCTTATGCCGCGGATCCTCCACGATCCTGTCCACCTTCCCGGCGGCCACCGGCACAAGCTGCGCGCCCTCCTGCGCCCTGCAATCCGCCTTGTCCGCCGTCTTATCGCTTTTCCTGCCCATGCCCTGTCACCTCCGCAAACACGCCAAACCAGCGCTATTTTCATCCGCACAGCCGCACCGACATACCCGGTGCCCGTGCATCCCCGTCATGCCTTGCCTGGCTGCCCTGTCACGCACAGACACAACGAACTCAAGGCATCAATTTGCCAGCCCAATACTTGCCGTTGGCATACTGCCGTTCATGCTCCAACCGCAGACCACGCCGACGCACCCTGTCCGGGTCAACCTCCGGCATCGCCCCGGGCCCGTGCCAGCGCTGGGAACCGTAAAGCGCTTTATTTCTCGCACGCGCTCGCGCCGTCTCTCCCTCTGTATTCAACTCAACATCCTTACCCATTCCATTATCTGTATTACCACATAACGGATTATCAATATCCAAACCACAACGTTCTGGATCCATGCCGCTATCCCTGACAGAATCCAGAAAAGCAAGCATCTGCGCTTTGCGGATCGCCAGCGTTTTGCGATGCCCTGACACGGTGCAACCTCCCTCCCGGCTGATTTTGAGCATAAAAAAACAGCGGCCATTGCTGGCTGCTGTTCGCTGCGTCTGTATAGACTTTTTCACTATCTCTATTTTATCATGCCGTTTTTCGCCTGTCAAGCGCGATTTTTCACCCATCTACAGGCAATAACCGGCGTTTCCTGCTTGTCAAGCAAAGTGCGACAAAACCGCGACAAAACCCCCGTTTTCACAGGATTGCGCGCTTTGGCGCGCGTCATGAAACGAGGCTGCTTTCCGCGCCCTGAACATCTGCCGTCCGTCCTGCACCGGCGTCCCTGCCCCGCGTCTGCGGCTTTGGGATCGTCCCCGCCCCAGCAAGCACAGATGCCCGCTATCGCGGGCAATAGACTTTGACAGAGTGCGCCGCAATGACGATTTCGCCCCGTGCCGCGCCTGCCCTGCACCCACGAAACAACGCCCCAGCCGCGCCATAGCGATTCTATAAGCCGTAAGGTAATATATATAATATATTACCATTACGGCGTTATAGAATCGGTTTCCGGTGCTGGGAAATCGTTTCTTGCCGTTTTATATATATTTGCACAGAGCTATTTACACTGAAAAAGTTTAAAAATACAGCAAAAAGCGCTTGACATAGGTGTACACCCATGATATAATATTATCAACAAGAGGGGAACGGATCGACCTCCTAAAGCAGGAGGTGACAACATGACAGCGCTAGAAATCATCGGATTGCTAAACCTGTTAGCCGTTGTGATCTTTGGAGTTATCAACGTAACAAAAAAGAAATAACCGCCCCCGTGTAACGGAAACGGTCAATCTTCAAGCTAGAAACTTGGCAGAGGTTGAACCAACGCCGCACCACCGGCGCCCCTCTTGCCCTTAGTATACCAGAAAGCCGGGTGAACGTCAATGTCAGATTCTCAAGCAAAAGCCAAATGGGACGCAGAAAACACGACCCAAGTAAAGCTAAAGCTAAACAACCGAACCGATGCAGACATTCTGCAAAAATTACAACAAGTCCCGAGCAAGCAAGGCTTCATCAAAGAATGCATCCGCAAATGCATGAACGAAAGAAAATAAAAAAACGCCCCGCGCGGTTGCGGAAGCCATGCGGGGCATGCCCCATCAGCATACCTGAAAAACATAAGCGTTCGGAGCGCCTTTATTATACAACGCCCCAAACAAAAAGTAAATAAATTCTGCAACCACCTGAAACCACCCCGCCCGGTCGATCCTGGCTTTTTTCGTGTTGCATTTCGTGTTGCATAATGGTCTAAAATATGAAAAATGCGCGCGGTTTTATGCCCTATGCAAACGCAATATTGACGCTCTGCCATTGCCCATTTATGCTTATTTACAGGCAAATACTCAAAGAACAGCAAAAGCCCGGCATTTTTCAATACCGGGCTAAAGCCGAATGCATACGGGTTCAAGTCCCATTTGCCGCACCAATAAACAAGCTAAAATCGCAGGTCATGTTGCATTTCGTGTTGCATCAGCATCACGGAGAAGTGTCGCGGCCTTCGATTTTAGCATTTCCGCAAACGCCTGTTTCGCCTTTGGAAACGTGTGCAAATACACCTCGTCGAGCATCTTGCTTGACGAATGCCCCATCAGTTCTGCCAGGTATTCCTTCGGCACACCGATGAGCGCCGCCCTGCTGGCAAAATAATGCCGGAGCGCGTGAAACCTGTACGCCGGCAACCCCTCCGTACGCCGTACCAGGCTCGCCCACGCACCTGAAATCGTGTTTGCATCCATCGTCGTGACATACGTCGCATCCGCCGACAGCGCTGCCAGCCTGCAAATATAATCATCGCAAGGCAATTCCCGATACCCGGCCCAGCTCTTCGGCGCCTTGACGGTCGCGCCGTGCTCCCCCGTGACGCGTGCCTGCGTGATCCGGATCATCCCGGCGCCAACGTCCTGCTTGCGCAGCCCTGCAATCTCGGACGCGCGCAGCCCGCATTGCGTCGCCAACAGAAAAGGCAGCTCCAGACGGGACCCCGCAACCGCCGCATAAAGCAACCGAATCTCGCTTTCCCCCGGGATATCAATCTTCCGCTTGTTCCGCTGCGGCAAGCGGATTTTATTTTTATAATCCACACCGCACATGTCCAGCGCCGAACAGAGCAAGCCCCACGCGTTATAGGTGTATTTTGGCGAATGCACCTCCGCAAAGCTGCTGACCCATTGCTGCAGCTGCACCACCGTCACCCGCGACACATACTGATCCGCCACGCCGTCATAGCAATTACGCAGCAGCCGCTTATACCCCAGCACCGTCGACGGGCTTAATACGCCCTCCTTGGCCGATATATATTGCTGCAGCGCCTCGCCCACCGTCAATCCGGACGTCTCCCGGCGATCCTGATCCGCCACATACTGCGCCGCCAAAAGCTCCGCTTCTTTCTTCGTCGGCGCGGTAAAGCTCTTGTACCTGCGCTTCCCATCCTCGCCAACCCCGACATACGCCAGCGCACGCCAGCTGCCGCTTGGCAGTTTCTTTGCCGTTGCCATACTCCACCACCCTTTTATAAATAAATTTTATCTTGCCATTGACTTTTGATATCAAATATGCTATCATATAGACAAGCAGAACGAAAGGAATGTCGCCCAAATGGAAATCAAACTGAAAAAGCGTGCTCAAAAATATCTGGACAGCGTCGATGCCGCCACACGCAAAAAATTATACAAAGCGCTTGATCAACTCTCCCGGTTCGAAGGCGACATTGTTCGTCTGGCTGGCAGTACCAATCGTTACCGCTACAAAATCGCGCACTACCGCATACTATTTGAATATAACAAAGGCGAAATCTGTATAATAGTCGTAGAAATCAACACACGAACCAACATCAAATATTGAGGTGATACCATGAAAAACGAATTAACCGCACAGGAATTAGCCCAAAAACTCGCCAAGATCGATGCAAGAGAACCGGAAACGCCTTCCAAAGAGGATCTTGCCGCTTTTGCCGAAGCTGACGCAGAAAACCCGGACGACACAATTACGCTGGACGAATACAAAGCCCTGTCCGAATACAGCGGCAAGATCATGCTGCGCATCCCCAAAGAGCTGCATCGCGACCTTGCCGAAGCCGCCAAAAAAAACGGCGTCAGTCTCAATCAGTACGCTTCCTACAAGCTTGCCAAATAACCCCTGCCGCCATCGCCGCCCGCCCGGGCGGCTTTTTATTTTTCCAACCATCCCTCTACCCCATACCCAAACCGCTGCCATCCCAGCCGCTGCCCGCATCTGCCGCAATAGTTTTGATATTCGCGTTCCAGCAAAGTCCCGCACTTTGGGCAAACCGGGAAAAAGGTCATCTCATACAGCTGAAAATGCCACCGAACATCCCTTACCGTCATCGGCAGCCGAAACGCCATAAACCGGCGCAGCAGTAATATCAACCTTCTGCGGCTTAAATCAATCGTGCGCTTAGTACTTTGCCCGCAGTTCTACCACTTTTCCCAATATCACCACCGGAAGCTTTTCAACTTCAACGGCACTGTAAAACATCGGTTCATACGCCGGATTCGTCGGTATAAGCATAATCCCTTCCGGGCGCTTTTTGATGCGCTTTACAGTGGCTTCATTGCCATTGACCAATACGACCGCCGTTTCTCCGCTTTCCACATCCGGCTGCTTTCGCACAATGACCACATCGCCATTGGATATTTTAGGCTCCATGCTGTCCCCCTTGATCTGCAACGCGAAATAATCCCCGGCTTCGGCCATCTGCGCGCTGATCTCTTCATAATCCAAAATATCTTCCACTGCTTCAATCGGCACTCCTGCCGCAACCTTTCCCAATACCGGGATCCACTTGCTTCCCGGGCGCGTCGGCACTGGTGCGCCGCTGCCTTCGTATCCGCTATCACGCCCAAGCAAGTAATCTATGCTGACACCAAATAAATCCGACAACTTATTGAGCATTTCAAAGCTTGGCTCATTGTCTCCATTTTCATATTTAACATATGTCGTACGCCCAACGCCCAATTTTTGAGCAATGTCAGCTTGGCGCATCCCTTTTTGTTTTCTAAGCTCCTTCAAAACGTGCATTTTATTCACCTCTATCTATATTATAAGTGATATTTCATAACGTGCAAGAATTGTTATGAAATATCACTTTTCTTTTTAAAACCCCTTGACAAGTTACTAAATG